CGAGGCACAAGTTCGCGTTTGGGGATATGGAAAGACCATTTATGAAACTCTCCTTGGTTTGGTTTTGAACCCCGATTACGGGGATGTGACCGACGTGGATGATGGAGTGGACTTCACTCTAACTTACACACTTCCAAAGAACAAGGGAGCATTCCCACAAACAAGCCTGGTGCCCAAGCGTAGGAGTTCACCACTTGCAAAAACAAAGACAGAGGTAAAGAATTTGCTTTCTTCCGTTCCAGATATCGATTCCTTGTTCAAGGTTCGTTCTTCTTCTGAAGTTCAGTCTATCCTTGAATCATTTTTGGATCCATCTGGCGACTCTGTAACTGACTCTGGAGAAGCTGTAACTTCAGGTGTCGATGACGCAATCAGAGAGCTTAGTGCTTAAACTGATTGAATTTTGATTCGGGGGAGCCGTGGCTTTTTGTTGCGGCTCCCCTTTTTTTATTTCAAGGAGAAGAATATGGCAAAGAACACAACCAAGAGCGGGAAATTATCTAGCAAAGATCTATTAAAGAGGCTAAACAAGAAAGCGGGCAAGGATATTGCTTTTCTTGGTAATGATGAAAGTCCAGCAGATGTTAAAGATTGGATCCCAACAGGATCCGATTGGCTCAACGCGATGATCTGTAAAGGACAAAAGGCTGGAATTCCTGTAGGTAGGATTACAGAGATTGCGGGACTCGAATCTTCTGGGAAGTCATTTATGGCAGGTCAGATTGCGGCGGAGGCTCAGAAGAAGGGTATTCGTGTAATCTACTATGATTCTGAACAAACAATGACTTCAGAGTTTTTGAAGAAACTTGGTTGCGATTTGGATGGCGAGAACGCAATCGTTATTGTTCAGCCTGAAGATGTTGAAATGGTTTTAGAGACTATAGAGACTTGTCTTACAGAAGATCCGGACACAAGATATCTTCATGTGCTTGATTCACTTGCGATGACTCCTTGTCGTGCCGATCTAGAAAAAGATTTTAATCCACAAGGCTCAATGGCTCAAAAGCCAAGAGTTCTTTCACTGGGAATGCAAAAGTTGACAGTGGGCTTAAACAAAACTCAATCAACTTTCTTGGTAGTGAACCAGTTGAAGACCAACATTAACACTTCAAACCCCATGATGATGATGACACAACCTTGGTTCACCCCAGGAGGAAAAGCTCTTATTTATGCTTACTCGCTAAGAATTTGGCTAACAGGTCTCAAGGGTAAGTCTACACTTATTAATGACGAGAACGGCTTTCAGGTAGGTAGCGAAGTAAAAGTTAAGCTAGAAAAGTCTAAGTTCGGCACACAAGGAAGAATATGTAACTTTAAGATTATTTGGGGTTGTGACCCCGTTGGTATTATGAATGAAGAATCCCTCTTGACAGCAATCAAAAAGTCTGATAAGATCAGCGTATCTGGTGCTTGGTATCAAATGGAAGGGTATGATAAAAAGTTCCAGGCATCGAAGTTTGCAGAACTATTGAAGACAGACAAGTCTTTTGCCAAGATTGTTCACGATATCATCGATGAGGAAGTTATCATGAAGTTTGAGAATAAAACTGGTAAAGCATCTGATTTTTATGACACCGAAGAAGAGGTAGTTGGTGACCAACAAGATCCTGATTGTTGATGCGATGAACACGTTCATTCGCAACTATGTAACAAACCCCGCACTTGACTCCAGTGGTGAACCCATTGGGGGGTGCTGGGGTTTTTTGCGAACACTACAAAAACTTGTAAGGGAGATTGACCCTTCAAAAGTCTTTATTGTTTGGGATGGAGATGGAGGCAGTGCAAAGAGGAGATCAGTAACAAAACAATACAAAGATGGGCGGAAGCCTTTGAAGTTGAATCGTGCATATGACAATATGTCTACTCTCGATGAAACACAAAACAGATATAATCAAATGATGAAAACAATTGATTATCTGAATGAAATGCCAGTTGTTCAACTTATGGCGGATGGAGTTGAGGCTGATGATGTTATTGGGTTTATCTGTAGCATGCAAGAGACCAAAGAAGATATCAAGATCATCGTATCTATGGACAAAGACTTCTACCAACTATGTGATGACAAAACAATTGTTTATTCACCAGTAAAAAACAGATTTCTAACAAAGAAAACTATCCTTGAAGATTTTGGTGTTCATCCGAATAATTTTGCTCTTGCGCGAGCTATGGACGGTGACAAGTCTGATAATCTTGATGGAGTCAAGGGTGTTGGCATGAAAACCATTGCAAAAAGACTTTCATTCCTCTCAGAAGAGAAGTCGTATACTTTAGATGATTTGTTTAATCACTGTAGAACAAATAACGATGGAAGTAAATTCTATCAAAATGTTTTGTCAGAAAAGAAAAAAGTAGAGACAAACTACAAGCTTATGCAACTGTATGTTCCCATGATGTCGCCAAAGGCTGCTGACGACGTTCGCTCGAATATTTTGAACTTTGAGCCAACTTTTAATCAAACTCAAGTTACGAAAATGATGATCGAAGATGGTATTAACCAGAGCAGCTGGGAGTCAATGTTCCAAAAATTTAGAATGTTCGTAGCGAAAAAGAAGGACTATTTACATCACCCCATTTAACCCTTGACACAATCTCACAATAAGTGTATAGTGTCAGGAAGTTAAGAGAGGTCGGTAAATGTCAGCAACCGAGAGAGCATCATTTTCAAAATACGGCAAGAAATTCCAAGAGAAACTTGTCTTTTTAATCCTTGACGATAGGGTCTTTTCGGATAGGATGATGGAAGTTCTAAACGTAGAATTTCTAGAATACAAATACCTTCAGGTATTCACGGATAAAATATTTTATTACAAGGGTAAGTATGGAACTCACCCTTCACATGAGACAATGAAGACCATTGTCAAGTCTGGTCTAGAGAGTGAGAACGAAGCACTTCAAAAGCAGATTAGGGACTATTTTGCAAGAGTTTTGTCAGATGTAAATATCTTGGACTCAGCCGAGTTTATCAAGGATACCTCTATTGAGTTCTGCCGCAAGCAGAAGCTCCGAGAGGCTATGATAAAGTCAAGTACCTTGCTTCAAAAGTGCTCATTTGATGAGATTTCTGTGCTTATCAATGACGCCCTAAAGGCTGGGGCTGATGCAGACTTTGGCTACGATTACATGAAAGATTTCGAGAAAAGATTCGAGGTCGATGGACGTGAGTCGATCACCACTGGCTGGGAAAAGATCGATTCCATCACAAAGGGTGGTGGTGGCAGAGCAGAGTTGGGTGTTGTTATTGCTCCTACGGGTGTTGGTAAGTCAATGGTTCTTGCTCACCTCGGTGCGACCGCCTTGAAAGCAGGGATGACGGTAGTTCACTATACCCTAGAACTTAAGGACACTGTTATCGCTTCTCGATACGACTCTTGCATCACAGGAATCAGACTTAATGAACTTCAGGATCGTAAGGATGATATTCGTAAGAAGCTTGATTCTGTTGATGGGACACTTATTGTAAAAGAGTATCCAACAAAAACAGCAACAACTAATACGATCAGGGCACACATTGAAAAGCTAAAGCAACAAGGCATTACGCCTGATATGATCATTGTTGATTATGCGGATCTACTTAGGACTCTTTCTTCAAGAAAAGAGAAAAGAGAGGAACTAGAATCAATCTATGAAGAGTTGCGAGCCATCATGCAAGAAAACAATTGCGTTGGCTGGACAGCATCTCAAACAAATCGAACAGGTCTCAATCAAGAGATCATTACAATGGAAGCAATCTCAGAGGCATTTAACAAGTGTTTCGTTGCCGACTTCATCTTTTCTGTATCTCGGACAGCCGAAGACAAACAGAACAATGGTGGAAGAATATACATTGCGAAAAACAGGAATGGTCCCGATGGAATTGTGTATTCTATCTTCATGGACACAGCAAATGTAGATATCAAGGTTATCGGCAAATACGAGGGTGAACAGACCCAACCTGCTCTTTCAAAGGAGGAGCAAGCAAAATTATTACTAAGCAAATACAAAAAATTCTCAAAGGGAGCGAGCTAACTTATGGACACATCAAAAAAAATTCTTTCTGACATCACTACTTTCATGAAATATGCAAAGTATCTTGAGGATAAGCAACGTAGAGAATGTTGGTCAGAGACAGTAGAGAGAAATATGGATATGCACAGAAAGAAGTATCCTGAACTGAAAGATGAGATTGAGAGTGTTTATACTCTTGTTCATAATAAGGAAGTTCTTCCTTCAATGCGCTCAATGCAATTTGCAGGAAAGCCCATTGAAATATCTCCGAATAGAGTTTATAACTGTGGCTATCTTCCTGTCGATGATTATCGTGCTTTCGGAGAGATTCTCTTTCTTCTTCTCGGAGGAACAGGCATTGGTTTTTCCGTTCAGAGGCACCACGTTGAGAAACTACCAGAGATTAGAAAGCCAAATCAAAAGAGAACTAGAAGATTCTTAATCAGCGACTCTATTGAAGGATGGGCTGATTCCGTAAAGACTCTGATGCGTTCCTACTTTGAGGGAACGTCTACAATCAACTTTGACTTTTCGGATATTAGACCAAAGGGCGCTCGACTTGTAACTTCAGGTGGGAAGGCTCCTGGTCCCGAGCCTTTGAAAATTTGTATTCGTCAAATCAAGTCGATCTTGAATGAGAAGAAGGATGGCGAACAACTATCTCCGCTTGAAGTTCACGACATTGTTTGCCATATTGCCGATGCCGTTCTCGCTGGTGGAATCCGCCGAGCCGCTCTTATCTCTCTTTTCTCTGCCGATGATCAGGATATGCTTGCTTGCAAGTCTGGTTCTTGGTGGGAAAAGAATCCTCAAAGGGCGAGAGCAAATAACTCTGCTGTTATTGTTCGTCACCGTGTCGATAAAGACTTCTTTATGGATGTTTGGGATCGCATTGAAAAATCAAATTCGGGCGAACCCGGAGTTTATCTCACAAACGATAAGGAGTGGGGCTGCAACCCGTGCTGTGAGATTGGTCTTCGACCATTCCAGTTCTGTAACCTTTGTGAAGTAAATGTCTCAGATGTAAGGGATCAAGAGGATCTAAACAATAGGGTTAAAGCAGCCGCGTTCCTCGGCACACTGCAAGCTGGTTATACTGACTTTCACTATTTAAGACCTGTCTGGAGACGAACAACAGAACGAGAAGCACTTTTGGGAGTTAGCCTAACGGGTATTGGCTCAAACAAGGCACAGAGCTTGGATCTCGAACAGGCAGCCAAGATTGCGGTTGAAGAGAATAAGAGAGTCGCAAAGATTATTGGAATTAAGCCCGCTGCCCGAGTTACAACAATTAAGCCAGCAGGGACTTCATCTTTGGTCCTCGGGTGTTCTAGCGGTATCCATGCTTGGCATAATGATTTTTATTTGCGTCGTTTGCGGGTTGGTAAGAATGAGGGTATCTACCAGTATCTATCATTGAATCACCCCGAACTGGTTGAGGATGAATACTTCCGACCGCACGATACAGCTGTAATCACTGTGCCACAAAAGGCTCCTGAGAACTCTATTTTGCGCCATGAGTCTGCCCTTCAGCTTCTTGAAAGGGTGAAAGACTTCTCTGAGAGATGGATTATGCCTGGTCATATAACTGGAAATAATACACATAATATTAGCGCAACTGTATCAATTAAGAAAGATGAGTGGAAAGAAGTAGGAGAGTGGATGTGGGAAAATAGATCTTGCTATAATGGTCTATCTGTGTTACCATATGACGGTGGCTCTTATATCCAGGCTCCATTCGAAGATTGTGACGAAGAGACATATAATAAACTTATTGAAACAATGAAGGACATAGACTTAACAAAGGTCATTGAAGACGATGATAACACGGACCTCTCTGGCGAGGTTGCTTGCGCTGGTGGCGCATGTGAAGTTAAGTTCGTATAAGAAAGGAAATAGCATGGCAACAATCAATATTACAGAGGAAAAGAAGAAGAAGGTTTTGGAGCTTATTAAAAGTTACAAGGCGATCGATTCCGCTATCCTTCCCTATCAGGAGCAACGAAAGGAGCTTCGTAAGGAATATATTGAGAATGAATGGCTGACGAACGAAGAGGTATCGCTAGTCAAGAAGGCGTACAATGCTGTAAAGTCCAAGCTGGATGCCGATGATCTCTCCTCGTTCATGGATATTGTAAAGAAGGAGATGCCCATTGTGTAATTTTAGACCATTTAACAAGCACATACTTGTTAAGTATCCAGAGATAGACGATGAGATTGACACTAGTCCTGTCCTTCTTCCACCTGGTGCAAAGGCAACTGATAATGAAAGGTATGGAGTAGTTGAATTTGTTTGTGCTGCCCCTGATTGTGATAGGTTTTTGCGTAAGTTAAATCCTGACGAACCTTCTTGGGCAACTAATGATGGTCTATCAGATGATGCGTTTATCGAATCTGCTCGCGGCAAACCTGTTGGCATTGTGGTGGACAAGTCAATGGTTGAGAGCGTTGTCATTGATTCAAAAGAGTTTAACGTGGTCCATCAAAATTATGTTGTTGGTGTTGTAAAAGATTAAATGTTAACTTGGGAGAGGTGGCTTGTCACCAGGTTGCCTCTCCCAAGTTTCTTTGGTCAATCCTACCTACAACTACTAGTTACATAACGCAATAAAGAAAGAAAAGTAGTATATTATGTCCCTTTTTGATATAGATTTTCAAATTATTTCTTTTGAATATGTAGAATCAAGTAGAAAACTTTCCCAAGCCGCATCTTTATGTGAAGGGGATCCTGTTAAGCAAGAAATGATTGCGTTTATCCAACCATACTTTGCAAAGAATGTTGCAAGGTCTGAGGGTCTAAGGCTTTTGGTTGAGCAAGATTATGATAGCAATAGGGACTTTATCCTTTCGGAAATGAAAGAGATAACCCAGAACAACTTAGATATGGCAGATAAAATAATACAAAAAATAGGTGGTTTAAAAACAAATGTTCTTCTTAACTAGCATATTGCTGGCTTCGTCGATTTCTGGAGGGGTCAATGTAGCGGAAACTCCAGAAATCCCTCAAGCCGCAGTAAAAATTACGAGAGACTATGCAATTACTAGGGCTTTCTCTTTCACTCCCCTGAAGGAAAGAATTGTAAGCGTTTCACTTAACACAAAGAAAAGTGTTGTCGTATCCTGGTGTCCAAAAGATAAAGATAAGATGCTCGAAGATATGCTCATCATCCTAGAGACAGTTCACGAAACTTATCCTGATTTTGATGTAGTGTCGCTACAAGCGGTAAGCCCTGCTTGCAAAAACAAGATTGAATCTGTTATCTGGAAGGCGTCCATTACACGAAACTCTTTTGCTCTTCTACAACAGAGACAAAAACAAAACTCCTTGAGCACTTTGCCTACTCCCCTTTACAGACAGTAGGTTTACCTTGTTACGCAAGATAAGTGAAGTCTCACTTTCCTATCCAGAAATAGTGGTTGGCTCTTCGCTGGAGTCAATCACTTATGCCTTCTTAAATAACGTTCCATTTTTCTTTGCGCACCTAGATTATCCCCACAGATTTGATCGGTTTAAGCCAGAGCAAGATTTATCCATCTTTAACCTGAAGAACGAAGTAACATCGCTTCATACGCCAAAGCAAAAAAAGATTGTTGGAATTGAAAAAAGTGTTTTATGGGAGAGGCTTTACTTTTATCTATCACTGGCTGGTCTAAATCCAATCTCTGACGGTGTATCATCCCTAAGGTTTGATGATAATAATCTTTTTGCGTTCACCCATAAAGGTTCCAAGATTACTGTTGGATTCGATAAGGCTAGTGTCTTCTCAGATGTTGAGGTATATGGCTTACCAGAGCCCTTAGGTATTAAGAATCAAAAGTATAAAGTTTACGATTGGTTCGACGTTAGAAGGGGGATGTCTCACGAGTTTGATGTCATTCAAGATGAGGAGCAGTTTGTTAATGAGGTCTTGTTCTTCCAGAGTGAACGAGCAGATAACTCAAAGTATAAAGATGCTGTAGCGGTCTCTTATCTGACCGAGGAACAATTATCTCTATATGAGTTCTCGGACATTAGTGCCAGATTTAAGACACTTCACCTGATGAAGGAGGCTGGAATCAGGGGACCGAGAAACGGAAGAGATCAGGACAATAAAGAAAAGTTCAAGTACTACTCAATCAGAATTGAGAACGCAGCACGAGATATTGTCCCGATGGTTGCGATGAAATACAAGTGTACGGATAGTATCGATTACAAATGTCTTCATTTTAATGATATAATAGAAGCGAACCCATTGAAAGATTCGTATGTCACAAGAATATACAAGCAGTGAAAAAATTTATTCCTCTGAACAGTCGTTTCATCTTGCAGGTATTGTGCCCGTTGATGGTCAGCCTCTGGACTTTAATTTACCTTGGCACGACTGTTTAATGCCGATAGCAAAGAACCTCCTCGCCGTTGAACGTGCAGTTCTAGAATGTGCTACCGCAGGGTGCGAGACGATCTGGATCGTATGTCCTCCGAAGATGCAACCTCTCATTAAACATAGAATCGGTGAAATGGTTGAGGATCCTGTTTGGATTGGTAGAAAGTTTGACGTATATCCTAGTGAAAGTAGAAAAGCAATACCCATCTTCTACGTCGAGACACATCCAAGAGATCAGAAAAGAAAAGAATCTATTGTGTGGAGCATAATATATGGGGGCAAAGTTGCAAAAAAGATTTGCTCACAGCTTTCCAAGTGGATTATGCCTGATAAATTTTATGTTGCGTTTCCCTATGGAGTTTTCCCTTCTCAGAAAGTAAGAGATTGGAGACAAAGCATCTCCAAGCCGGGAAACTTTATTCTAACAACCCCGGCAGGCAAATCTGTTATGGACAATGAATTTATTGGGTTTGCTTTTGATGCTGATGAGGTTTCAAGATTTTCTATGATGTTTTACAAGAAAGCTACGGGGAAGTTTGATCCTTCTGCGCCGTTTGTAAATGGATATCCAGAAGTGACACTACCTTTGGAAGATAGATACTCTGGTCGTTTCTTTGATCTAGATGATATCTTTTCTAATCTAGACTTGTCTAGAGAAACAATGTTTATTGAAATGGAGTGGTTTTATGATATTAGTAGTTGGGATTCTTATTGCAAGTATCTTGGTTCAGAAGAAAGTAAAAAAATGAAGAGACCGAAGTCCGATATGCTAAAATATAGAACCTGGAATAAGGTAGGTTAGCGTTTAACGCACTATTTATATTGATGTCTATTTATAATCAAGGTTCGCCCGGTCTAGGGAATGCCGCTTCATATCAAGTATCAGCCAAGCCTTTTGCTACTGGCTCACTCACCGCCCCCGCTTCAAGTGGAACTCCTTTAAAGGTCGAGTTTCCAAGTGTTACGCGGTGGGTTAAGATTATTCCAGTGTCAGGCTCAGGGGCTACTCACCTTAGAGTTGGATTTTCCTCATTAGGCGTCCAAAACGACAACTACTTTAGATTGTTGGCAGGAAATACCCTTAATCACGAAACTATCTCTCCTGAGCCTCTAGAATTGAAGGTTACAGAACTTTATCTCTTGAGTGACGATAGTTCAACCGTTGAGGTTGATGTTGTGGCTGGTTTAACCGGGATCGATAAAAGGTATATAAACAATAATTGGTCCGGTTCTTCCGGTGTAGGCTAACCCAAGAGCAAAAAACTATTGACTAGAGCTTTTCCATGGTGTATAATAACGCCATGACTCGCACAAAATCGTCTATTCCTTTTGTTGGGCTTCATGCACACTCCACTGCTGGTAGTCCCTTTGATGCTATTGGCTTTCCCCAACAGCACATGGACTTTGCTTATGAAAATGGTTGTGACGCTTTAGCCCTTACGGATCATGGTAACTGCAATGGCGTATCTTACCAGGTTCTCCATGCAAAGAAGATGGAAAAGGAGGGTAAAGAATTCAAGCCTATTTATGGTTGCGAAGCATACTTTATTCCCTCTATTAAAGATTGGCAGAAAGTTTACGAAGAAAGTAAACAAACAAAGAAAAAGAAGAAGGACGATCCTGGTGCGGGTTTCACTGTTGAGGACGAACTATCTTCAAAGAAATTGAAGTCCGCCGTAAATCGGAGGTCTCACTTAATTCTTTTGGCGCAGAACCAAACAGGTCTTAATAATATCTTCAAGATGGTTTCCGAGTCTTACAAGCCCGGTAACTTTTTTAGGTTCCCTCGGATGGATCTAGAGATGCTTCGAGAACATAATGACGGAGTTATTGCCGCTTCGGCTTGTTTGGGTGGCGTGTACGCTTCTGATTATTGGCAGAACCGCGAAGAAGGTGACGAAGCTGTATTGGATGCCATGCGTCGCACAACTGAAAACATGATTGGTGTTTTTGGGGACCGCTGGCATGGGGAGCTTCAATGGTGGTCTAGCCAAGATCAGCACAACCTAAACAAGATGGTCATTCAAATGCATAAGGAGTATGATATCCCTCTTATCTCTACATGCGATAGTCACTACTACAACCCCGAAGTATGGAAGGACCGCGAACTCTACAAGCGTCTTAACCCAGCTATGGCTTCCTTTCATGGTGAGATGCCCGACTCACTGGACGAAGTTCCTCATGAACTTTATCCAAAGAACGGTGATCAAGTCTGGGAGTCCTATAAGAAGTATTCAAAAGAGATTGGTGTTGAGTACGATGATGATTTGATTATGGAGTCTATCGAGCGCACTCATGATATCGCTCACAATAGGATTGAGAAGTTTTATCCAGATAATTCTATTAGGCTTCCGTCTTTTGTTATTCCAGACGACATGTCAGAAGATGATGCTCTCGCAGAAATGTCTTTGATCGGACTCCAAACTATCAGGGGTAAGAATGTTACGCCTGCCTATCTAAACCGCCTTAACGATGAACTTGATGTTATCAAGGATAGAGGGTTTTCTAGATACTTCCTTACGATGAAGGCTATTGCAGACAAAGCCTCTGCTATCCAGATTACCGGACCTTCTCGTGGCTCTGCTGGAGGTTCTCTTGTTGCATATGCACTTGGAATCACGCAAGTTGATCCTATTAAGTATGGCTTGCTGTTCTCTCGCTTTTTGAGGGCAGACGCAAAAGATTATCCAGACATTGATTATGATGTAAGCGATCCTTTCACCTTGAAAGAGATGCTCGTCAAAGAGTGGGGAGAGGATAATGTTGTTCCTATTTCCAACTGGAACACGCTACAGTTGCGCTCTCTTATCAAGGACATTGCAAAGCTTTATGAGATTCCCTTTCAAGAGGTGAACCAAGTTACAAGCAGGATGGTTGCTGAAGCAACTGGTCCAGCGAAGAGAGATCATGGAATCAAGACTGGTGTATATACGCCAACCTTTGATGAATTGATGAAGTACAGCCCGACTCTTCAGAGCTTCCTAAAGAAATACCCAAAAGTAGAAACTCATGTCCATACTTTGATGGGACAGATTCGCTCTTGCTCTCGTCACGCAGGCGGTCTTGTTGTTGGAGAAGACCTAAACAAGTGGATGCCCCTTATCTACTCCGGCGGTGTTAGGCAAACGCCTTGGACCGAGGGTCAAAATGTTAGGCATCTTGAGCCAATGGGCTTTATTAAGTTTGACATTCTCGGTCTAAAGACTCTTCGTATTATTGAGGATGCAGTAAGAAAGGTTCTACAAAAGAAGACCGGAAGACAAGATATTTCATTTGAAGAAGTAAAATCATTCTACGATTCTCACCTTCACCCAGACAAGATGAGTTTCGATGACAAGTCTGTTTACAAAAATATCTTTCACAATGGTAAGTGGGCTGGTATCTTTCAGTTTACTGAGTCTGGTGCGCAGTCTTTTTGCCAGAGAGCAAAACCAACAAACCTCATTGATATTGCTGCTATTACTTCAATTTTTCGACCTGGACCTCTAGGGGCTAATGTGGATAAGAACTATGTTGAGGCTAAGGAAAATCCTCAATATATCAAGTATCTTCACCCTATAATCGAAGAGGTAACTCAAGAGACTTATGGCTTCTTGATTTTTCAAGAACAGATTGCAATCCTAGCCTCTCGCCTTGGGAAAGATATTTCTTTGGATGAAGGCAACTTGTTGCGTAAACTATTAACAAAGAAAGGAACCGGAAAAGGTGCAGAAGAAAAGCAAGCCATTCACGATAAATTCGTTGAAGGATGTAGAGATAAAGGCTTATCAAGTTCCGATGCTGAAAAGCTCTGGGGCACGTTTGAATATTTCTCTGGCTATGGGTTTAATAAATCTCATGCTGTGGGCTATAGCATTCTATCTTATCAATGCGCGTGGCTACTAAATTACCATCCAGCAGAGTGGCTGTCTGCCTTCTTGAACGAAGAACCAGAAGCTAAGAAGGAAAAGGCGATCAACATTGTCAAGAGTCAGGGTTATGAAGTTCAGGAAGTTTCGATCAATGAATCGGGTATGTCTTGGCAAATCTCTTCCGAAGGTAAGCTTGTTCAGCCGCTAACTTCAATCAAGGGTCTTGGAGAGAAGGCTATCGAGCAAGTTTTAGCGAATAGACCATTTAAAACTACTGAAGAGTTCTTGTTCAACGAGAACATTACCTACTCAAAGCTGAATAAAAAGGCTCTGGATGTTTTGGTCCGCTCAGGTGCGTGTGACGAAATTATTAATGCCGATGATAGATTTAAGCATACAAAGCATTTTTGGTTAGCTGCAATTAATGACAGACCAAAAACAAAAAAGAAGCTAGAAGAAAACATAATTGCAACAGCATCTGAGCCGAACTTTACAGAGGAAGAAAAGATTGATAATGTTGTTTCATTGACTGGGATATTCCCATTTGAACTTGTGTTGGATAGCAAGGTCAAGGATCGTATTGAGAAAAACTGTGTACCACCAATCTCAAACTTTGATGAAGATCTAAAGATTTGTTGGTTTATTCCACGCAGTGTTCTTCCGAAGAAGACTCGTAATGGAAAGACTTTCTGGATAGTAGATGTGATTGATGATACTTGTCAAGTGTCAAGTGTTAAGTGTTGGAGCGTTAGACCAACAGACAAGGTTCACCTGAACAGACCCTATGTTGCTCGGCTGGATTACGATCCACAGTGGGGCTTCTCAACAAGGTCTGTCAACAAAAACTTCAAACTTGTAGGATAAAAGGAGTAACTATGATTATTGAATATGCGAGAGTTAGAGAAACAGCCCGCCCACCAGAGCGAGCTAACCCAAGTGATGCGGGACTGGACTTGTTCTTCAATCCAGAGCCAGATAATCTTTTTTTGAACCCGGAAACGGATAGTGTCACGATTGAGCCTGGTCAAAGTGTTCTTTTGGCAACTGGGCTTCGCTTTGGAGTTCCTCATGGCTACATGCTGGAAATCAAGAACAGATCAGGTGTTGCATATAAGCGTTCCCTTATTGTTGGGGCTTGTGTTGTGGATAGCGGATATGATGGAGAAGTTTTTATCAATCTTCACAATATCGGAAGAGAGAATCAGGTGGTCAACCCAGGAGACAAAATTGCCCAAGCGGTGATGGTTCCAGTTGTTCATTTTCGGGCAGTGGAGACGGAATCTGGAAACCTTTATAACTGGTATCCGATCACAATCTCTGATCGTGGTGATGGCGCCCTCGGGTCAACTGACAAAAGAGAGCAGCGTCAAGAATTGAATCGAGGGTTACGCGGATTGGCTGACTTCGAAGGGACACAACCCACAGAAGACAAACATCCTAAGGAATAATTCTTATGACAAGCGAACAAAGAAAGTTGCGCCGAAAACAAGAAAAAGAAGCTAAGAAACAATCTAAAAAAGAGTTAAAAGAAAA